GGTGTGTGGTGTGGTTGCTTTTGATACTTTCCAGAATCGCCATTTGCTCGTTGTGCTGATGCTGTAAAATCATCGACTGAAGCTCTATCACTTGCAGCTTCAGATTGGCATTTTCGATGCGGAGTTTCTTAATCTGATTCTCGGTGCCTTCGCCAATTTGTACTCCAGATTCTTCCATAATTACGCTAGTGCTGCTGTCCATTTCCATCCGCCGTTGTATACGCCAATCTTATTGTTTGCCCTATCGTAAATCATAGGAATTGTGCCAGTTAGCGTATTTGCCGGAACTCCAGAAGCAACACCGTTGACAGTCGGTATGTATGTAAAGCCAGCCGTTGCGGATGTTGCCAACTCAGTGCCAAGAGAACGCAGATAGACATCGCCCTGAGTTCCGATTCGCATACGTGTATTCAAGCCGTCTGAACCACGTGTAGCCAAATCAATGGAGCTGCGAATGTCACCAGCGGCAGGCGTTCCGTATGTCTGTCCGTAGATTTGTGAACCAACAACGAACGTAGACCCATCAGAACCTGCGAATTGAAATATTCCGAGAATATCGCTGGTGTTTACAATCGTATGCGATCCAACAGTGGCGTTTCTGGATTTGTTTAGAGTTGATGTGGCTGGATTTGCGTCAGCCGAAAAACGCCCAACCTGCATGACGCCGGCTGCGCTTTGAGAGTTGGCATTCCCATTTCCATTTATTGAAAAAAGAGAAACGCCAGAACTGTTTTCTATTCTAAAGATGTCAGCAGCTTGCGTTGCAGAGTTTGCCCTTCCAACAAGTGCTGAGTTAGTGTCTTGGTTGCACTGCGCATAAATCTTGTAGGACGAAACACCTACCGTCGAACCAATCGCGATATTTCCAGCGTTTGCCCTGATAAGAATAGCTGCGTTACTGTGCGTTCCTCGGATATCCATGAACGTAGTCGCATTCGAGTCATCACGAATGCAGACGCCTGATACAGGGCCGGTCTTTGCTCCAGTTACCTGCCCGTTAAAAGCGAGGCCAACTTCAAACTGTTGTCCAAACGGATTGCCTAAAGAGATGCCAACCCCCGAGTCAGCATTTCCAATACACGAAACCCACAGGCCAGTGCCTTGACTGTACCCAGTAGGATTGTAGGTCGTTACCACGCCGCCGTAGTTTTGCGTAGTAAACTCGCCAGCAGTAGCTCTGCCGGTAGAGGTGTCCCTGCGCCCTGTGGCAAATATCCCGATTGCTGTTCCTTGTCCTACTCCATTGAAGCGACCAAGACCATACAGACCGCACGCATCTCCTTGAACATTAGTCGGAATGGCGTTGTAAGAAGATTTTGCCACACCCAGCACCCCAACCGTCTGCCCCTCGTTATTCACGGTGCCTGCGCAAATGCCCGTGATTGCTGCCATTTCATCGCAAAGATCTGATGAACCAGGTTTCGGAATATTCGTTGTGCGCGATACTTTAATTGCTGGCCGGCCTACCGTGTCTGGCGTTGCCGTAGACCCCAATCGCAAATCAAATATTTGCCCACTTATTCCTGTAGTGTAGGCAAATAGTTCTTGTCCTCCTGCTGAGTAAGTGTTTGTCCAAGTTACATTTGTATCAAACAGAAAAGATCCTGCAACTGATGATGTTAAATAATAGGAACCAGTTGGAACAAAGATACGAGAACTGGTTGCAGCAGCAGCCGCGATAAACGCCGCAGTGTCGTCTGTCACTCCATCCCCAACCGCCCCAAAGTCCTTCACGCTGACGGTCTCTGCCAGCTTCGCCTCGACGTTCGTGAACACCGAGTCCATCGCAGGCAGCTTGTAGGTGACGTCTTGAGCGTCGATGTTTGCGGCGGTGTCGTAGTTGTAGCCGATGTCGAAGACGAACTCGTCCCCGTTGTCGGCCCCAGCCGTCAGGGTAATCTGGCTGTAGCCGGTCTCGGTGTAGTCTTGACCCACGATGAGCCGCAGGCCGTTGCGGTAGACGAACAGGTTGTTCGTCCCAGGGATGTAGGTGCGGCTGAGATTGAACACCGTCTGCCCCGCGATGGCGGTGATGACCTGCTGGTAGGTGCTGCCTGCGCTTGTGCTGGGGTCGCGGTAGTTGAGGTCAGAGAAGACCAGTGCGCCCTTGTTGTTGGTGACGCGAAGGGAGTAGGTGACGAAAGCCGTGTAGATGCGCCCTGGGGAGCCGTTGCGCGAGAGGTAGCCGTTGATGGTGCGGATGGGCTGCGCGGCTGGCTGGGTGAGGGCCTCGTCCCAGTAGACCGGTATCGGGTCGGTGACAGGGTTCAGGTTGGCGGAGCCAACGTAGACGTAACCGTTGTTGAGCGGCGAGCCGTCGGTGTCGTTGAAGGACGGGAAAGGGGAGGTGATGATGTATGACATGGTGTGTTACTTTTCCTCTTCGGATTGCTTCTGGGCGTAGAACTTCAGGTAGGGACGCAGCTTCGCGATGCTATCAGGTGTTTGTCCCCTGAGAAGTTCTGCTGCCAGTTTCGGGTCAGTTTGTGCTTCAACGAGGATTTTAAGAGCGATGTCCGATGGATTACCACGGTACCCAAAGCGAATGAGCTGGCTGATGTTGCTCATAATTTTTGTCGCGGTTCCAAGCTTTGCGTCAACGCCAGTGGCAATGCGTTGCAACGCCCCTAGGGAGTTGTTCTCGTTGATGCTGGTCAGCTTGTCCTTGATGGCCGTGCGCAAGGCTGTTTGGGACTGCCCTTGGGTCGTTCTGCCTGAACGAGCGAGCAGTTCGTACTGCTTGCGAATGATGTCCAAGGCTTTCATCTCTTTCGAGTCCTTGCCGTACACCTTCTCAAGAACAGACCGCTGAGGCGAGCCTTCCGTAAGGAACTCGTTCATCCTGCCAAAGAGCGCAGAGAACTCTTCTGGCTTGATTGGGCCAGCTTGATTCAGCGTTGTCTCGACTCTGGAAATAGACCGCAACTCAGAGTTCAGATATTTGCTCAAGGCGTTCCTGAATCCTTGTGTGGCTTGCGCATTCCCGCGCAGAGCAGACATAACTTCAGAAACCGTATTGACCGGATCGCTAGAATCGAACACAGCCTGCGCCGCCTTTTGCGCGTCTCTTCCGAGGATTTTGTTTGCCGCCAAACCCTCGATTCTCTCCTTCTCTGTTCTGTATGCCTCCTTCGCCTGCTGCTTTTTCTCTCTCTCAACAACAAATTCACGCTGCCTCGCAGAAGTCTCTTTCGCGGTAAGTTCTGAGCGCGTTTCCTGAACCGCCTCAAGCGCACGCCCCCTTGCTGTCTTCGCTGACTCAACGCCTGCTTCTGCTGCACGCATACCTGCCTGAGCATTCTCAACCGCAGCCATTGCAGATGGGAACACACTGGCGAAGTCGCGGTTCTCTTGTTTCATGGCCCAGTTGTCCATGCTCTTTGCGGTAGGCGCAGAGCCGACTTCTTCTGAGAACTTGTCAACAAACCAATCGTCAATGGCTTTCTGTGAAGCAGCATCTCCTTTGATGGACTCCTTTAGCTGCCTCAGACTTTCAACGTCACGCGTGTAAGCGTTGATGGTTTTACTTGTCGCAGTCTTCTTGTATGCAGGGCTTGCGATAACACCGGAAGCAGGCCCGTCGATGTACTTGCGAGCATAATCGAAGTAGAGCCTGTTCGCCTCGGCAAACAACGGTGACGCGTTCCCAGCAGTCTCCAAATCAGCCTTGAGCGCATCCTTGACGAGTCCAAGCCAGCGTTGGTATGTGCGGTTGTCTGTGTCTGACAGTTCCCCAGCAACATTCCGGTAATCGGAATCAATGTTTTCGACTCTGTTGACCTGATTCTTTTTGGGCCTTCTTATCAGGTCTCGAATCATCCTGTTGAGGTGCTCTGGGATGCTGCCTCGACCGGCTTCTTTTTGAACCTTCTTTAAAGCTTCAATGGTGTTCGTGTAATTAACAGCCAACTCCCCTGTTTCCTCACGTGCCTTCGCGTAAGCTTCATCGTGTAAAGCTTTGTCCTCTTTTGCGTTTTTCTGCAATGTCTCCTCGACGGTTACGCTCAAGTCAGACCTAGACCGGCCTTTTTGCGCTTGGGCGAACTGCTGCCCAGCTTGAGTAAGTTTGGCTACGCTTGCCTCAAGAGCGGCGTCAGCGGCAATAATACCTTTTTGAGCGGCATCTTTGTTTTTCGTGGCCTCTGCGATTGCTTCATTTAAATCATCTACCGCCTTGCGGTTTCCCCTCTCGATTGCGGTTTCTCTTGCTGCCTTAGCAGCCTCCAGAAGCCTGTCATGCTGCGCTTGGATGGCCGATTGCGCAGCCTTGATGTCAGCGGTGCCTTGCGGGGCCAGCGTAGCTCCAAGATCAGATGCAATAGCGGCACGTGTGTCCTGCCTGATTTGACGCAAACCGGCGTCTGTCGTCATCAGGGCTTCCTGCAAGCCAAGCAGTCCCTCGTTACCGGTAATGTCACCCATGAACAACCGCGCCCCAGGCGATGTTGGGACGCCCTGCTCGATTTGTACCGCAACCTGCTCTGGAGTGCTCTGCGGAGTCGTGCTGAACCCCTGCATGGTCTTCTCGGCACTTCTTCTCGCGGCAAGCTCCGTGCGTTGCTTGCGCGGCATCATCATTGCCGTTCCCAAATCTGTTGGGCGAGTGATAGCACCCATGATGGCTCCTTCAGCCATCTCTTGAACCGTTGGAAGCCTGTGGTCGAAGAGACCTGCTGATAGAAACGGTGCCGCACCTCCAATAGCGCCTTCTATAAGTGCCGTCTTGCGTGCGGCTGCGACAGCCGCTTGAGAACCTATACCGGCTATTGCGCCGATGCGAGAAGCCGATGGGACGCCGGTGGCAATACTCGGCGCAAACTCACCGATTGTCCTTGCTGCTCTGGTTTTGAATTGCGCTTCGTCAAACCGGCGTTGAGCTAACTCCGCTGGGCTTGGTGGAAGTATTGCCTGTTGAACCTCTGCACCGATTTTTGCGCCAGCTACTCCACCAGCAATACCAGCAGGAATGGTGACGACTGGGTTTAGGGTCGCTGCTCCAGCCGTTGTTCCAGCAACAAACCCGCCCAAAGCTCCCCCGATTGTGGGAAGAATCTGCTCTGACGCGCCTCTTACAGCAGCTCCAAACACATTTGGCTTCATCTCCTGCTTGTACTTCTCCCACGCGCCGGCAAGCGTCGGCGACTGCTGCGGGTCGAAGGATGAGTTTATGTCGATGGCGCCCTGAGAGACGAGTTTGTTGAAGTAGTCCCTTGTTGAGTCTATTTTTGCCGATTTCTTGAATGCGGCGACCTCAGCCTGAGTAGGAGCCTCACCGGTCTGAGCCTGCCTGAGTTCAGCGATGAGTTCCGGTGGCACGCCTCGGTTGAGACTGGCTTCTTCACGGGCCTGCCTGCCCATGAACGGCTGCGGTTGAAGCTCCCCTGGGGGTTGCTCGAAAGGCGACTCAGCAACTTGAGTTGGTTGTTTTTGAGGAACAACGTCCTTAAGTTTTTCGTAAATGCTTGGAATCTCTTCAGGAGAGTTTGCCTGAACGTCAACCTTGTTCCCGTTAATCTCGATACGGTAAGTTGGCATTATTCAACAATTTGAAATTTTATCCCGTTGATTTCCTGCATTTTGCCAGGCTTTCCAAAATCAGGAGGAGGCCCTTTCTGAACCTCCCTTGAAGCTCTGGCTCGCTCTGCGTCATTCTGCGCATCAATGGAGTCTGCACCGTAGAACTTCCTCGTTCCCAAATCAGCAATAAGCCGTTTCCTGAAATCAGAGAAGGTATCACCTTTCTTCACATTCAGGTCGCCGATTGACGTTTCCTGTTTTGCGGCACCAAGTGTTCCGAACTTTGATATCCAGTTCGATCTTGCTTCTTCTAACTTTGACGACCTTGCAGCTCCGTTTGACAGAGCCGTTAGGTATTCGATGAGCTTGTCGGGGTTTCCATATACACTTGGAACCGATTCAAGTGCTGTCCTTGTTTCTCGATCCGAAAACGATCCGCGAGTTACTTCCTTGAATCTTGCAAGTGCATCTTGCTTAAACAAAGCCTGCGTTGCTTGTATTGCAGCAGAAACCTCATCTTGATTTCCAAATATACCCTTTGCGCCCTCCTTGATTCTCGCCCCTAATCCACCACCAAGTTTTTGACGTAAGTTTTCGAGGGATTTTGCGATTGAGTTGGCTCTGTCAGATAAATCAGCAAATGTCGCCGAGTTATCATCGCTTTCCTTCATAAACTTCTGAAGACCCATTGGAAGCTCTTTAACGTCCACTCCTCCAGCCATCTTCTGCTTTCTCTCAGCGCTCTTTTCTTCAGACTCACTAAACTTGAACGCACTATCTGCCAATTCACGGAACTGCTTGGCAGCCTGTGGGTCTACCGAGTTTGCTAAAGATTCGATGTCAAGAAACCAAGATGTTTTATCGAGAAGACCTTGCTTATCAGCATTCTTCGCATCTTTTAGCTTCTCTTGAAGCATACCGCCTAACTCTTGTGTCTGAGGATTTCCAGACAATGCAGTTGCGTAGTCTTCAAGCTTCTTGAGTGCAGTCTGGTTGTCTCCTTTAAGACCAGCAGACCCAATGCTCATCACCTGTTGAACAAAACCAGCTCTAATTGGATCGGGAGCTGAAGAAAACGCCTTCTGGAACATTTGCGCTCGTTCAGGAGAAAGCATCAAGGACGTCGTCATGGCATCCTTCATTGCCTGAATGTCTTCTTGAGACTTAGGGCCACCCTGCTGAATGATTGGGCCTACCCTTGATGCCATGTTTGCCTGCGCAACTTCTGGAAACTTTGCCACAAACCCAGGGCTTGCATATGGCATCAGCTTTGCAATTTCTGCTGGGCTTTTGCCTTCGGAGATTGCAATCGCAAGATTCCTGTCTGCCTCCTGTTGTTTTGTGAACTCTCCAAACCTTGCTTCTTCTCGGGACGCCGCAGCCGCGCTCTGAGACATCTGCTGTTGCTGGCTTTGAACGCCAAGCTGCGCCTTCTGAAGCTCAAGCGGAGCAAGTTGCTGCGCAAGTGCCTGCTGTGCGCGTGCAGCCCTGATGCCCTCGATGGCTTGCAAGCCTTGGAATAACCCACCGCCAAACATATTGGTGTTTGGCTGAGGAATTGGGATGGTGTAGTTGAACTCGGCCATAATGTTACACGTTGGTGGACATGAATCCTGCCTGCGCTCCCTGTCCTGCTGTAAAATCTCCAGAACCAGCAAATGACTCATAACCCCCTCCGCCAACCCCAAGCCTATTCAAAAGCGCATAGTTCTGAAGACCGCCGCTGATAGCGTTCCCGAATCCGCTTATCCCAGCAACCTGCCCTGCTGCCGCGCCTTGAATGCCAGCGGCCTGCGCGGCTGCTTGTCCTGTCATCAGGTTTGCCATTGCATTGCCTGATTGAAGAGCACCGGCTCCCACTCCAGCGGCTGATGATTGACCGATGTTGAGCAGGTTCTGCGCTGCTGTTTGACCGACGTTGCTTAATCCGCCAAGTCGGGCATACGTTTGATCGATGAGCGAGTTGAGAAGCTGCGGACGAAAACGCGCAATCGCGCTTTGCGTGTCCTCAGCTCCCCTTCGACCGGTGGCAGATGCGGTTGCGAGCAAGCCGGCTTCCCCCTGCTTGGCGAGTTCTTGGAACAATGGCCCCTGCTCAATCTGCTGAATGGCTTGGCGCTGTTGCTCCATGCCCATCTGCTCGTACTGCTTGTCCTCAAGAATCGGTTTAAACAGCGCCTGTTGCTGATTGTACCCTTGCGTCTCGATGTCTCGAATGCCTTTGTCGGTAGCTAGATTGAACTGTGCAATCAGGTCTTCTCGGGCTTGTCTTACTGCTGTGTCGCCTTTTTTGCCAGGCTCAAGTGTTGGTCGTGTGTACGCTGTTGACGTCTTAAAATTTGCAAGCTCCTGCTCTCTTTTTCTTTGGTACTCCTCGATGTTCTTGTCCGTGATGTCAGAAAGCTGGGTGTACTCAGGCTGTCTGTAGACATTTAACAAAGCTTGTTGACGCGCTTGTTCGCCGCCAAGACCAACAAGCCGTTGCATCTGCTGAATCGCCCCTGGGCCAGCCGCGACGTACGGTTGCGTCAAATCAGGCCGTCCAGCCGAGACGTATGGAGCAAGAATCTGCCGCATAACATCGAACTGACGCGCCTGTTCACGTTGAGCAGCACTGTATCCTTTCTGCTGCGCTTCCGCAGCAGCTCTTGCCCCCTTTGAAGCCTGTCTTCCAGAGTATACAGATGCGCTGCCGCCAATAGCCGCTGCTCCAAGAACAGCCCATGAAACAGGATCTAATCCCATAAATTAAAGTCTTTTAAGGTAAATCTTCTCTGCAAGTTTATATCCCATCCTTAGAAGAAGCTTCTCAAGATTAAGGGATGCCGATGAGTGTTGTGTAACAAAAAGCGCACCATCGTTCTTAAGCTGTTCGTCACACCACTTAAGAAACTTGATGCCCGTTGTTCCTTTTCTGAAGTCCTTGTGAAGAAACAAGGTGTCGTGGGACGCAAAGTTGACACCGTGTTGATGATGTTCGACGAACGCGAATACGTTGTATCCAACCAACCTTGACTCATGTCGCGCAGTGAAAACACGGAGCAGTCCAAGTTGCTCGAAAGCCCCATACTTATCGTATGGAACCCTTGCAGGAAGATCTGCAATTTCGCCAGAAACTTCCGCGTGATGAATCCCAATGAGTTCTTCTGCTTCATTGCCAAGTTGCTCGGTAAAGATTTCACGCTGAAACTCCATCTCTAGGTCACTTCCCTCCCAGAAGCCATGATAGTAAGCGAGGTCGCTGCGCTGGCGGTCGTTGAGATGATTCCACCGGACTCAAGAACCTGCCCGACAAGCTCTGGGCAGGTGTAGGTCTCATTCGGTACGACGACCTTTGAGGACAAGATGCGGTTGCTGGCAGCAACAGAACCCGAGGGCGTAATCAGGTTCACCGAGATGGACACGTTCGCAGCCGCCGTGTTTGTCACCGTGAACTTGTCGATGATGCACTTGCAGTTCGACGCCTGATACTGAGCTGTCGCGACAGCCTCAGCCTGCTTGGGCGGGATGATGTTTTTGACGGTTACAGCCATGTCAGGAGATGTTGTTGGTGACGCTTAAAATGACCGACGGAATGTCAGGCACCGGTGGGGCTGCGGTAAAAGCTTTGATCTCGATGTCCACGGTGTCCACGGACCACATGAGCTCAAAATAATCTCCCGCAGTCATCTTATACACGAAGTTCCATGCTGCAACACTTTCCGCGTTGTTGCCTTGGATTCGTATCTGGGTGGCTGAGTTGGCTTGGTCAACGCCGTTGATTCGCGCCCACAGGTAGAACAAGCCAACGCCGCCAGAAACCTTGTCCAGTTGCATGGAGAACTGGAAGTTGTAGATGCCCTCAGAATCAACGTAGATGCGGCTTGCCGGCGTTCCAATCCGCACGCCGAAACTGAGGTCAGTTGAGTTGAACGTGACGGCGTATGCCGTGTTTATGGCCGCTGCATTCTGCGTTGTGGTGTCGTAGAAAGTGCCGTACCTCGGGTTCTTCTGCTGCTCTACCGGTGGCGCCTGCGAGAGCAGAGCTACCTGCTGGGCCAGTTCAGCAATCTGGTTAGCCTGCTGAGCAGGCGCTGTAGAAGCGAGCTCGATGACGCTGCGAAGGGCTTCAACCGTGTCAAGCGCCTGTTGTGCAGACGTCTGAGAGTTATACGAGTCAATGGTGTTGGCGTCGATGCTGGCTGGGACGTACTCGAAGAGTTGCTCGAAAGCGCGGATGAGGCGCTGGTCGGGCAGGAACTTGGCAAGGTCATTCCGGTTGGGCTTGATGGAGTTGGCCATTTACCACACAAGCGGCTCAAGCCGCGCCTCCAAGCGGGCCATTGACAAGTGCGCGTCGCTCGTCCCGCGAAAGCGATACGTTCTCCAGTCTCCCATGCGACCGTTGCGCATCCACGTCAGACGCTTGTTGCGGTCTCCAGTCTTACCGGCGCTGATGCCGCGCTCTTGCGAGTAGGTGACGCCATCAGTCGAGTAGCTCGCGAAGATGGTTGGGTTTATGCCAATAGCCACGCGCCCAGGCAGGGCAACGAGTTCCAGTTCGTGGAAGATGGCGCCCTTGCCTTCGTTGTAGAAGATTTGCGTCTCGAACTGCCAGCCGACGCGCTCGCCCCAGAGCGAGGAGATGTCTTGAACCGCGTAGCCGAGATTGGGTGCTGAGGTGTCCCCGCAAATCCACTTGTCGTAAGCGTACACAAAGTTGCGTGCGCGGTAGCTGCTGTTGCCGTATAGACCGTCAGCCAGCGTGAACCAGATTGCTTGGCCGGCGACCTGAGAGATCGCGCCGTCGTAGACTAGCGTGTGGTCCGGAAGGTGGATGTAGAGGTGGTTAAGTCCGTTGTACAGACGTGTTTCACAGATAGTCGTAGCCAGAGCAGCTTCAGAGTAAGTTGCCAGAATCTGGTCAATCTCCCGTGTAGCGATTTTGACGGTGTTGGCTCCGGACGCCAGCCATACCGAGGGCGCCTCGTTGCGTCCGCCTCCGACGAAAGCCACAGAATCCAGATATACGCAGCAGGAGTACGTTCCGATTCCACCCCGTTGAATCTGGGCTCCTTCGATGCGAGCGAACGGGAATGATTCAACGGTTCCACCGACGTTGTTGAAGAGCTCAATGGTATGTCGGTTAATCGCATAGACCTCGTTCCGGAACTTCTGAATCGAGATGATGGGGTCTGGATCGGCTTCAGATGTCGCCTTGGCCTGAACGACGGTCGGATTGTTCAAGTCCGTCGTGGCGATGAAGAACCCGTCCGTCACAAAGAAGTACCCATCCACCCAGCAGAAGTCCGTGATTGGCCCCATGGCAGGGTCAGGCGTGAGGCTGGTAAGCGTTGAGCCGTTCCAGTAGTACAGCACGCCGCTGGAGAGAATCGCTAGCAGCGTCTCCGAGTAGTCAAGGGTCACCTGACCACTGCCGCCCACGTCCGCGAGCACCACCACGTTCCCCAGCGAGCTCACCGAGACGAGTTTTGTGCCCATCACGCGGTAGAGCACGTTGTTCCACTCAATGCCGCCACGGTCAACCCCAGGGCCTACCGCGAACTGCTTAATCCCGTCAGCCGGTCTCAGGTAGCCTTCGCTCAAGCCAGATGGCTGAACGACGGGCACCAAGTTGCGCGGGTAGCTGCGGCGAAAGTCGCCGGCCCCGTCCGTGTAGATACCGCTGAGCAGTGGGACTTGCATTACTTCTTCTTGGCGGTCTTGGCAGAAGCCTTGAATGCAGCAGCGGTCGGGGCGCCCTTGGAGCCTGGCTTGCGCATACGCTCCTTGCTACCGGCTTCGATGCGTTCGCGTTTGGCGTGGATGTTGGCGTAGAGTCCTTTTTTCATTTGCAGTTCCAGCGTTTGAGTGAAGCAGCTTTTCGGGTGGGGAGACCTTTCTCGTCTTTCATGGGCCCAGGCATCCCGCTCATCCTTGCGCAGAACGACCGCCGACGCGCAGCGTCTTTTTCGGTCTTTGGGTTGGGTGCCGGCGCCTTAAGGTTGCTGCCCGTCTCGCGGTTGTACTTGGCGCGGCCCTTGGCAGTGAGTCCTGCTCCCTGAGATACAGGGAGCTTCTCACCGCGGCTGACCGATAGGTTGACTTGCTTCTTAGGCATCTTCAGGAGGAGGTGCAAAGGTTCCGTCTGGTTGTTGAATCCAGCCAATGTCACACGGGATATCAGTGACATTTACCAAGCTGGTTCCAGCGGGAGGTGTGTAGGGGGCAACGCCATCCCAACGGATGATATTCAGCACAACTTTTGTGAGGTCGTCTACAATAGCGTATCTCATAATTAGAAGTAGGTTGTGACCACAACGATGCCGTCTGCTCCATTGCCGCCTGCGCCAGAGTTTCCGACGTTATCAAGGCCCGCACCGCCACCACCACCTGCGCCACCATAAGTCCCACCATTGCCTCCAGCACCAGCGTTCCCAGTAACACTAGATCCTCCACCTGCACCTCCGCTGCCAGCAATAGGAAAGTTTGCGGTAACATTTGGAGCGGTTCCTCCGTTGCCGCCAATAACGCCGCCTGTAGCGGTTCCTCCACTTAAAAAACTTCCAAGTGCAGTTCCTCCGTTGCCGCCTACAAACCCAACTGTCGCAGACGTAGGTAATCCTCCTCCAGCACCACCGCCTGCTGCAGCTACAGAAATATTTGCTCCACCCAATCCTGCTCCCGCCCCACCTGCGCCGCCGTTTCCACCCTGAAACATTGCACGCGCACTTGACGAGCTTCCTGCTGAGCCTGATGCGGTAGTTGCTGCGCCTGCGCCGCCACCGCCTTGCGTCTGAACCAAAGTGCCAAAAGATGAATTGCCTCCAACTCCACCTCCATTGCCATTCGTGCTGTTGATGCTCACAGAGGCTCCACCAATGCCTCCGCTGCCAACAGTAACAGTTTCAGTTGCACCAAGTAATGTGGCTGAAATGTTGCGGGCGGAATACGATCCACCGCCACCTCCTCCTCCGCCTGATGCTTGAGATCCAACGCCAGCCTTGCGACCAGATCCTCCACCTCCACCAGCAGAAATCACAATCACATCAACTGCCTTGGCATTCGCCGGTTTTGTCCATGTGCCACTGGAAGTGAACACCTGCACGTCCGTTGGGGTTGCGCTGCCGCCAGAAGATGCAATGGTGATAGCTCCGTTGCCGTTCGTGATGGTGACATTGCTACCTGCCGTCAGCGTTGCCTTTGTAAGCCCGCCTGCGGCGTTGCCGATGAGCAGCTGCCCATTGGAGTAGGTGGTTTCCCCTGTGCCGCCGTTGGCTTCCAAGACCGTTCCGGTTACGTTCGATGCTGTACCGGTGGTGTTCTGATTCAGCGTTGGGACGTCAGCAGCTTGGATCGCGCTCATCACCACGTCGGTGCCATTCCCGCGAAGGTACTGGCCGGAAGTCGTTGCGCCCGCAAGATTGTCCATTGCAGCCTGCCGAGTGAGAGACTGCATGAAGGAGTCGATGTCTGATGAAACTGTGATGTCAGCCATATGCTTTAGGGTCTAATGTATCGGTCAACGCCACCGGGTGGTCGGCGATAGTAGTTCGTTCCGCCACCGGGGCGGAGGTAGTAAGACGCAGCGGGCGGCGGCCCCGGAGGGGTCACCGTCGGGCCCGCAGGCGTCTTGGAACGCCGTCTGGATAGATATCGAATCACAGCCCAGCGCCGCAGATGAAGTTCACTGTCGTGCCAGATGGCGAGATGAGCGCGATCTTGTCGTCATCTTGGAACTTGCCAAGGGATACTTGGCTGTTTGGCATGACGATGTAATCAGCGGTCGTTGCTGTCACTGTCCCCTGCCCGATACGCACGAACACGGGGTTAGTGGATCCGGTGTTGGTCACGCAGATGCTGCGCGTGCCGGTGCGGATGGTGTACTGGGCGGACGTGCCAGTTGCTGTCTGGGTTTGTCCGCTGCCGTAAGAGGGATTGAATGGGAGTGTCATATTAGCCTACGCGATACCATTTTTGGATGACCGGCTCGAACCGGAGTCTGAAGAAACCATTTGCTGCGAGAGTCGTCGGAACGCCGCCGCCCACAGCACCGTTCAAGTTCACCGTGAGCGCGGTGATGGTCTGCGTCGTGTTCACAAGAATCTCTTGGTTCGCAGCGCAGCCCGACACCTCAGGGAGCAGGATCGTCAGCGTAGCCACCGTGCTGATGGGCGTGAGCACCAACCACACGCTGTTGTTGGTGCCGCTGATGGCAACCGTCGAGCCGGCGATGGGTGAGGCGTACTGGATGACCTTGCCGTCGTTGACCGTCACATTTTGCTCGATGAAATCAGCCACCACCGCTGCCGTGCAGTTGTAGTCGAGCCCGTTCTGGTTGACAGCGAACAACGTAGAGTTGTTGATGCTGTCGACGTTATCGAGATTTTGAATAGCCATGTTAGCGGAACTGAAGTTGACCGTTTGGTTCCTGCTCGATGGGAGCGATGGATGGCGCCGGCAGGAACGGCCAATCCACGTCTTTGTTGCCAGCTCCCGAAGGCATCGCCGAAGGATACTGCTGTTGCAGGACATTCGCGCTCTGCATAAGGAGCGTTTGGTAGCCTGAAATCGCCCCCAACTTGGTGTCCAAAGACGGCGCTTTGCCGTACTGAGGGGCAATCCGCATCGCCAGATTCAGGATGATGGCCTCGTTGGCGGTGATAGGGACGTTCGTCTCAGTGTCCAGATCACTGTTCTCAGGCGAGTTCGTCAGCGGGTAGCTAATCTGGATGGCTTTCGCGTACCACTGGGCGACCATAGCATCCAACCGGCGCACCGCGGACTGAAGTTCGTCGGGCGTCAAGTCGAACACATACGACGCCAGCCCCAACTC